TGCTGTTTCATTGGTTGTCGAATATACCGGACCAAGATCATAATTGTTAGTAACTGCGGATTGCCCGGGTAATCGATTACCAATTAATTCTCTTTCTTCGTCTGTAACAGGTTCGTATCCGCCACCACCTTCAAAAATAGCATCACCATAATAGCCACCACTATAGTTAGGGGCTTCGCCGGTTGTTGATAATTTATTAAATGCAGTATCTTCTGTTGGAGGCACTTTAAAGTTTGGAGAGTCGGCCATTGGTTACAATCCTAATGCAGCTGTTATAGTTTCTTTTTTAGGAATATAAATTGTAGCACCTGGTAAAAAATCAAATACTGGGTCTTGTATAGTATTTGGGTTTCTCACAGCAAATACCCACCACAATGCTGCATCACCGTATAAGTCATAGGCTAACAGATCTGGTCGAAATTTGTAGATGATGTCAATTTTATAAACCACATCAGATGATGAGTTAGGGATCGTAGGAATACTTGCAACGTCTAAAAAGAAACCGTATATCTGGGTATTAAAATATGGGCTGGTTTTGTTATAGGTAACTGCGGCCATTATAGGAATCCTCCGTATCCTTTATCTTTATTTTGCAACAATGTACCAGCCGCAAATTTATTAAGATCAAATCTATCATGCAGGCCTTTACGACTATAAACAGGTTTAAGTGTAATCGAAATTTGACTGCTAGTTGGTACTCTGGTATTAGTAGTTATTGATTGAAATTGTGTTCTAGTCAACTGTTGATTTGGGTAATTGGCCGGTGGATTGCTCCTTAGTAAGCTGGGAACATTCTGTTGTTCCTCGGTGGTTAATTGTACTGTTCCGATATTCATATTGTCATTTGTTACTGCTACATCTTCAAGTGTCGTAGTTGTTATAGGTATTTGTAGGTAATCAACATCTGGTGATAATACATGGCTAAAACTGCTGATCACGCAAGGCACGTGAGGAAAATAGTGGCTACCATATCCGTCTAAGAATACCACGGGAGGAGGGTTACCCACATTAGCACCACTACCAAAAAACATCTTAGTTGCACTACGGAAAAAATATATTGCCGCCATGAGATACTGTCCTTCGCTTATACTTTGGACTGTGAATTCTCCCTGAATAGTAATATCACTGACTTCACTGTTATTATAAAATTGTTGCGGATAATTGCTATGTGTGGGGTTTACCGGAGTATAGTTAGCCGCATGAGTTACAATAATGCTGGGAGTATATGGAAATATCACGCCATTTGTTTTTATTAAAGGAGCCATTATTGCGGCAGAACCATTGGGATCTTTGTAGAATATTGTAGCACGATCAGCTAAACTAATGCGCACACGCCAGTCATTTTCTGACGCTGATGCAGCACCTTTTGACCCTTTGGTGCTTTGGAATGCCACGCTAGGGTCGGCTTTTGGGTCACTGCTTTCACCCCCTGGCCTTAAACCTGATGTTTCTAATCTGGCATTAGTCGGGTCACTGAGTCCAGCTAAACTGGGATCATAACCACCACCACCTTCATCTGATTGTTCACCATAATATCCACCAGCAAAACTAGGCGCACCAGTATATGTTTCAGTAACTGCTACGTCACCACCTATGCTATTAGATTGATTACCGTAGGAAGGGTTATCAGGATCATAGCCGCCGCCAATTGATCCGGTCTGTTCACCGTAATATCCACCACGAAAATCTGGGCCAACAGTGTAGGGATCAGCGACTGGTGCGGTGACTTCAATCGTCGGAGCTACAATATAGCCATCTGCGGTATAATCTGCCATTTTTCCAAATACCTCTTGTATAGTGTATTTATAGGCTATATAATAGTAGTAGTTAAAAGGAACCCCTACACATGAGAAAGGTCAATTATCTTAATAATAAAGATATTTTAAAAGAAATTCACAAGAGTAAACTTACATACTGTAGTTTTATTGATGATTCTGTAAAAAGTTATGATGCAATAGTAACAAATGTAGACAAAATCACTAAAAAAGCCATCCAAGAAGCACGCAAAGCTCGTGCAGAACGATTAGCTAAAGAAGCACAGGAGGTAGATCTACTAAACGGTGTTAAGAAAAAATTAGACGAGTATCTGACTCCTACCAAAGATATCCCACAAACAGACGTGGTATTCCGTGTGATGACCTGGGAACACATACCAATCGACGAAGCAAAACAGAAAAAAGCTGATGCAAAAGCTCAAGAAGAGTACGATGCTGACGAAGATAATTTTGAAACAGAGTATGATGAACCTGTAGTGGTCAAGGGGGCTACTAAGTATACCAAAGTTAATTTTCCTCCGTTTAAACATTATCGTGTTGACGAAGAAGGTACGCCAATTTGTGTAGGTATCAGCCACTGGAAGGGCGGAGTTGATAAGGGTAAGTTCAGCAAGGATCACGGTACTATGACTGCTAAACTAGCTCATATGTTCATTAAATTATGTGAACGTTACGCTACTCGTAGTAACTGGCGTGGTTATACCTATAACGACGAAATGCGTAGCCAAGCATTATTACAGTTAAGCCAGATTGGTCTACAGTTTGATGAAAGTAAATCACAGAATCCATTTGCCTATTACACAGCAGCTATCACTAACAGCTTCACCCGTGTACTTAATATAGAAAAGCGTAATCAAAATATCCGTGATGATATTTTAGAAATGAACAACTATAATCCAAGTTACACACGTCAAGGCGAATGGGGTGCTGGTGGTGGACATTACGAAGAATAATTCAAAAATTTTATTTGTTGGATGCTCACTCACGGCCGAGTCTGGGTTTACGCAAGAAAATCAATCAAAATACCATTGGCCTTGGTTATTAGCATCGCATTACAATTACAGTTTTCAGAATGCCGCATTAAACGGTATGAGTAATGAAGAAATCTTTTATAGGACTACAGAAATACTAACGAACAATCAATTTGATTTAGTTGTAGTCATGTGGTCAGAAATTGGCAGAAAATGGGTATATTTTGAAAATAACAACGTTGATGATTATACCATCATGAACAAAGCACCTATTACAGGTAATTTTCCTCATAAAAATATTGTGCAAGATTATGCAAAATTGCATTATACGTATTTTGATAATCAATATATTAACTTAAAAAATTGGCTTTTACAGATAATTGCTTTAGAAAATTTCTGCAAAATTAATAATCAACCTTATGTTTTTGCTAAAGGATTTGAAAATCATATCAATGATTTTCTTAAAGTTGATTTTAAAGAAAATGGATTTATAAACATAGAACCGTTAAAGTATATGTTAGACTTTGATAATCGTTCTGATAGTTATGTTAAAGAAAAAATACAGATAATTAAAAATTTAATTACCAAAATAGATAAAACCAATTGGATTAATTTTGATAGTGATGCTTTTTTATCAGATAACTATTCTATTGATCTGTCAGATGATCATGCGCACCCCGGTACTGACAGCAATTTAAAAATAGCCTTAGATTTTATCAGTCATTGTAAAAAGAAAAATATAATCAATGTTAAATCAATATAAAATACTTGGCAGTTGTGTATTAGAGGATTTTTATTCATTGCCAAGTTCTGCACTTTATCGTTTTCTTAAACTGTTAAAAAAAGAAGTATTTGCAGAAGATGAAAGAATTATCTTTTATAACTATCAACAGATTGATTCTGATCTATTAGATCATTTATCTACATGTCTGCTGCGATTAGATATCCCAGATTTTTTTGTGATTGTTTTAAGTAATCAACAATTTACCTTAGAATATTTAAAAGATAAAATTTCAGTTGAACAAATTGATGCTCCGTTAACACACAAAAATAAAAATAAAGTAGCATTGTTTAATAATAACAATCAATTCTGCGCACATGCATGGGTTGGTATACACGTATATCCAGACGGAACCACAAGAGCATGCTGTGAATCTAATCAACGTATACTCAAAGAAGATGGAACACCATATAACATAAAAGATTCTAGTATTGAAACTATTTTGGCCAGTCCGTGGATGCAATCTTTAAGGAATTCTTTTCGAAACAATGAACGTCCCGATAACTGTTCTACCTGCTGGAAGCGAGAAAGTTTAGGACAGGAAAGTAGGAGAACAATAACTCCTTATAAATTAGAAAATATCTATGGATATATTAATTGGGAGGAAGAAGATCAATTGATGTATCTCGGTGGGCATTTAGGAAATATATGCAATTTGAAATGTAGAATCTGCAGCAGTCATTATAGTTCATCTATTGCCCATGAATTTTTATCTGAATTACCTAAAGAAAGAAGAAAAGAATCAACACACTATCAACTGTTAAAAGATGCTGAATGGGTGCAAGAAGATCCGTTTTGGGAAGATATCAAATCAAAGACAAATAGTATTAAAGTTTTTGAATTTCTTGGGGGCGAACCGTTCTTTTTAAAAAAGAATATAGATTTTTTAAACTATGTAGTAGAGAATAATCTAAGCCAGGATATGATGTTTGAATTTTCAACCAATAGCACTCTATATCCAAAAATTATTGATCAAGCTCATAAATTTAACAGATTAGAGATTACTGTAAGCATAGATAATGTTGGTGAAAGGTTTGAATTAGAACGCCACGGTGCATCTTGGGAAATTGCCAACTCTAATATTAAAAAAATGATCCAACAACAAAAAACTATTAAAAATTTTAAAGTTAATCTTTGTGTTACATTAAATGTACAAAATGTTTATTATCTACCAGAAATACTTGAATGGATCAGATCTATGGATTTTAATAGCTATTATTTTAATTTTGTGAATTACCCTTCTTATTTTTCTATTACTAATTTGACGCCCAGGGCGAAATCTCAGGTAGTTGATCGTCTTAACAACTTTAATGCCACTGAACAAGAACGTAAAGAATTAAACAGCGTAGTTGAAATAATTAATTCAAGTGTAGGATCAGATGGTATAGAATTTTGCAATGTTGTGAAAAGGTTTGACCTCATAAGAAATCAAGATTTCTCTCAAACACACACGGATATTGCCAAAGCAATGGGATATGAGTAGACAAAATAAATTTAATAAGGTATAATAACTGTTATGGCTAATCTATTTAAGAAAGCGGCTGTTTGTACGGATATTCATTTTGGATTAAAGTCAAACAGTGCTACACACAACGACGATTGTGAAAACTTTATCAAGTGGTTTATCAAAACTGCCAAAGAACAAGGATGCGAAACTTGTTTCTTTACTGGTGATTGGCACAACAATCGAGCGGCGATCAATATCGTTACATTAAATTACAGCCTACGTGCTTTGGAGATGCTGAATGACGCATTTGACATTGTTTATTTTATACCTGGCAATCATGATTTGTACTATAGAGATAAACGTGATATCCAAAGCGTGGAATGGGCAAAACACTTGCCCAATGTCAAAATTGTCAACGATTGGTTCAGCGACGGTGATGTGGTTATTGCTCCTTGGCTTGTTGGAGATGATCACAAGCGTATAACTAAACTACAAGGCAAATACTGTTTTGGTCACTTTGAACTGCCACATTTCTACATGAATGCCATGGTGCAGATGCCAGACACTGGCGAAATACAAGCAGGTGCATTCCAAGGATTCGAAAAAGTATTCAGTGGTCACTTCCATAAACGGCAATCAAAAGGTAATATTGTTTACTTAGGTAATTGTTTCCCGCACAACTATGCTGATGCCGGTGACGATGCTCGTGGTATGATGACGATCGAATGGGGCAAAGAGCCAGAATTCCACACGTGGGTTTATCAACCCCGCTATAGAGTGTATAATTTGAGTGATGTTCTTAAAACTCCAGAAGCACTATTATTACCAAACATGCATTGCCGTGTTAATTTGGATATCGATATTACCTATGAAGAAGCAACGTTTATCAAAGAAACATTTGTAGGTACTTACAGTTTACGTGAATTAACATTGTTACCTGTTAAGAACATGGATATTGGACAAGATATTATCTTAGGCAACATACAATTTGAAAGCATTGATACTATTGTTACTAATCAATTAACTAATATTGCTAGTGATCATTACGATCCAAATTTACTATTAGATATCTATCGGCATCTATAATTTGTTTAAAATAAAATACCTCACAGTTAAAAACTTTATGAGCGTGGGCAATAGCACCCAGGCTGTTAACTTTGACCGTAAAGACCTTACATTGGTCTTGGGTGAAAACATTGACCTAGGCGGTGATGACACTGGTGCACGTAATGGTACTGGTAAGACCACTATCATCAACGCATTGTCGTATGCCTTATATGGCACAGCACTGACTAACATCCGCAAAGATAACTTGGTTAATAAGACCAATCAAAAGGCTATGTTGGTTACCATTGACTTTGAGGTCAATGGAGTTGACTATAAGATCGAGCGTGGACGTAAACCCAATGTATTAAAATTCTACATAGGTGAACAGGAGCAAGAAGCCAAAGACGACAACAGTCAAGGTGACAGCAGAGAAACGCAACAAGAAATTGAACGCCTGCTGGGTATGAGTCACGACATGTTCAAACACATCGTGGCACTAAACACCTATACTGAACCATTTCTTGCACTGAAGCCCAATGATCAACGGGCTATCATTGAACAACTGTTAGGTATTACCTTATTAAGTGAGAAAGCCGAGGCACTTAAAGAGCAAAGTAAGGCAACAAGGGACGCCATCCAACAGGAAGAGTTTAAGATCAAAGCGGTGCAAGATGCTAATAAGAAAATTGAAGAGCAAGTTGAGTCATTACAACGTCGACAGATGCTTTGGTTAACTAAACATCGAGATGACACAGATAAATTACAATCAGCATTAGACAAGTTATTAAAAATAGATATTGATGCTGAAATTGCTGCACACAAAGAGCTAAATGCTTACAATCAGCGTCGTAAAGATCTTGCAGATTTAGACAAGGCTATTGCTCGGAGTGAGCAAGATCTAGCACGTGAAGTTAAGGGTATTGCTAATTTAACCGGTGATATACAACAGTTACGTGATCACAAGTGTAATACCTGTGGACAGGAACTACATGATGACAAACATAATGAACTTCTGACAATCAAAGAAAGCAAACTCCGTGATGCAGAAACACAACAAAGGGTTCATGCTGGGGATTTAGAAGCATTGATTGAAGCTAAAGTAGAGCTTGGTGATCTTGGTATTCAACCTAAAGTCTACTACGACAAAGAAGAGGATGCTATCCACCATCGTAGCTCGCTGGCCAACTTACAATCACAGTTAGAAACTAAATCCACAGAAGAAGATCCATATAAAGAACAGATTGAAGAGATGCGAACTACCGCTCTCGCAGAATTTGACTACAGCACCATGAATGAATTAGTACGTGTTAAAGAACATCAAGAATTCTTGTACAAACTATTAACCAACAAAGACAGTTACATACGTAAACGTATAATCGATCAAAACTTGAGCTACTTGAACGCTCGACTGAGCCAATATCTTGACCGTATTGGCTTACCCCATACCGTGGTGTTTATGAATGACCTAAGTGTAAACATCACTGAACTAGGCCGTGAACTAGACTTTGACAATCTAAGTCGAGGTGAACGCAATAGACTTATACTTTCACTGTCATGGAGCTTCCGTGATGTGTGGGAAAGTTTATATCAACCAATCAACTTATTGTTTATTGATGAGTTGATTGACAGCGGCATGGATGCGTCGGGTGTAGAAAACGCTATGGCTATTCTTAAGAAGATGAGCAGAGATGCACACAAATCAATTTGGTTGGTTTCACATCGTGATGAATTAGGCGGTCGTGTTAATAATGTACTCACAGTAGTCAAAGAAAATGGATTCACTTCATATAACACTGACATAGAAATATCATGAAATTCTTAACAGAAATACCACAAGGATTTGTCAGTCAACTACAAAAGAATCGTTATCAAATTGATTACGATGCTGGCAACTTAGATCTTAAACAAAATCAAATTCTTAAAGAATTCATTGAAAAACATTCATTGGAAAAATTTAAATTGATTAATTGTGATTTATGGAATAAACATTATAATTCTATAGATGACCAATTGCCTGATTTATTGATGGTTTCTATTACAGATCGAATTGAAATAGATCAGTTAATAGAACTAATTAGAGGATATCACACACAAACTAATAAATTCTTATACTTGGCTATTAATAAATTTAAAACCTTTAGTGATACAGTAAAAGAAATACAAGGTATTAACTATGATCATAAATTAATTACCTATTGCAGCGATCAATTAAAGGATATCTTTTCTTTGATCGAATATTATTACATACCAGATGATAATGGTACGTATGGAAATTTTGTCCATCCGGTAACTCAATTATTTCTATGCAAGACGAAAATATTATAAAAACCCATTTGGGATTTAGATGGGTTCTCTATGAGTCAAATTTACAATCCAATAATTTGACTTTTTTCTTAATTGACAAATTTGTATTAGAAAATTTGTTACCCGGTGATAGTTGTTGTTTAGATGATTTACCAGATTTTTATAGCTCGGTTATCTGCAACTTAACTTCTATACGATTAGAAAAGTATCAAAATATTATTGCGATAAATCCGTTGGCCTTTAGTTATAAGTCATTAGAGGATATTCAATCTATTATTGCTAATTATATTTTACATTTAGACAAAAACGGACATCTAATAATTAGTATAAATTTTGATAATCTCATATATGATAGAACAAATATACCAATTAAGTTATTAATAAATAGGTGGGTAGAAAATTTAAAAGATTTAAATTTAATCTGTATAAAGTCTTTGTACCATCCCAACCGACCATTCGGTTATGGTGATTATTTTTTTGTTTTTAGATATGAATAAAAAGAAAAATATCTGTTTATATTGGGCACCAGGAAGTTTTGGAGATATAGTAAATTATCTACTAATCAATTCGGGATATACTTCTGCTTTTAATAATCCATATATTAACGATATTGGAAGAGTTTGTTATTCATTTAACAGTAAATTCAACGCCATTTTCAATCTTTCTCATCGTGATCAAGATTATTTTTATCTCAGAGCATGGACCTCAGAAGATTTAATAAAAATGTCCGCTATAGAAAATTATATTATATGCACGCACCGATTAGAGCAAGCCGAGTTTATTAAAAATACTTTGGGGGATCAAATACAATCAATTGGCATCACATACACAGCTGATTATTATGAAATTATACTAAAAAATTGTGTAGATAAAGTAGTTGCTAACAGTCCAGAGGCCGAGGAACAGGTTTCTCAATACGATCCAAAATTAATTAAAGCACTTAAAGAAAAAAATTTATATACACAATACCTATTAAAAATATTTCATCGATATGGTATTAAAGAAATTCCTAATCAGATTGACAACCAATTTGACATTTCGCTCCCAATTAATCTTTTAATTAACAACGAATTAGATTCGTTAATTAATTTGCTATCTTTATCTGTAGATAAAAATAGCCAAGAATTTTTTAATTTATGGCACCAAAAACAAAATTTCAATAATTGACAATTAGAAAACAATAGGCACTATATATTATAGTATTAACATAAAGGAATTATCACTATGGCAGGTCCAACAGGAAGAGTACACCCAGGTAAACGCAAAGGCAATCCCATGCTGTACAAAAATGGTAAACCAAGATTACGTCCATTGAACATCACACAATTAACAGCATTAATTGACAAGACACAACGTAAGAAAGATAAGGCAAAAATCACGAGAGAGATCGCTCGTAAACAAACAAGATTAGCAGTATAATTTTTAAAAAGGAAAAGTAAAATGGCAATTCATGACGATATTTTAGCAGCAGTAGAACTATACGTAGCAGAATCAGAAAAATTTGAAGGCAAAGGTGTCAAAGCTTCAGCGGCACGTGCTCGTGGCGCATTGGGTGACTTGGCTAAATTAGCTAAAGCTCGTCGCGCGGAAATCCAAGAGAAGAAAAACGCACTATCTGCTAAATGAAGTTTAATCAATTACTAATATATCAACATCTATCAAAATTTCGATGTGAATATGCTAGAAATTTCTTAGATTTACTTGTAATACAAAAAATTGTATCACGAACTTCTGTAAAAAATATATTAGAAATTGGTTATTTTGAAGGGTTAACCTTCGGAGTATTATACGAAGCATCATCAGATGATGCTTCTCTTACTTCCTGTGATATTACGTATGCTGATGATAAATTAAGAGAAATCGTTGAGATCAAAAAAAATTGCAAATTTATACAGTGCAAAAGCGTTGATTTAAAACTGAATGAAAAATTTGATTTTATAATTATCGATGGCGATCACTCATATAATACTGTAAGCAAAGAATTGTTGATGTTAGATGAGTGGGCTTCTGAGAATTGCATTATAATGATAGATGACTGTTATTGGACAGATGTTGATCGAGCAGTAACTGAATTTTTAATTTCATCTGAATTTATTCCGTGTTTAATTGGAGCTCAGCAATTATTTTTGATTAGGAAACAAAACACAGATATGTATTCGTTGATTGAGCAAGTAAAAACTGATGTAATATCTGTTAGTAGTTGGAACAAAATAAATTATAAAGGTGTTGATATACATCAATATCAGTATCACCATAAAAGTTTTGTCAACAATCTAAAAGATATTATAAAAATATTAGATTTGTAAAAATATAAAAATAAATAACCTATGTCATACGAGAATCCTTGGACTTATAACGGAACTGCATTTGATTCAGAGGATATCGCTGACAACTATGGTTTTATCTACAGAATAACAAATACCACAAATGGCTACGACTATGTAGGTCGCAAATATTTTACTACAATTAAAAAGAGACCACCTCTAAAAGGCAAGAAAAACAAACGCAGAGAAACAGTTGAAACTGATTGGAAAGACTATTGGGGTAGTAGCCCGCGTCTACAAGAAGATATCAACAAACTAGGTAAGGATAAGTTCACACGCGAGATCATACACTTGTGTAAGTCACGTGGCGAAACTAATTACATGGAAGCCTATTACCAATTTACCGAAGGCGTACTGTTGCGAGAAGACAACTACAACGGCATCATACAGATTAAATTAGGTAAGAATTCCGTAAAAGACTTAAAGTTTACAAAATAGCCACTATCGCAGTTTAATACTGTGTCATGGGGAGATCCAGCTCGCGTTATGGCCGCTGGTGGAACGAATAGACAAGACTATTCACATGACGGCACGGCAATCAATTAGGTGTAAAAACCAAAAGATTCAGGCTCTGAAACAAACCAACCTGAGAGCAAAAACATAGTTGGCTAACTACGGCTATGTGAGCTACCGCCAGAAGAATCTAGAGTAGGGAGTACAGGCTGACCGCTTCCGTGTAGGTGATTACAATCTCTTTTAGTTAGTGTGCCTCCGCACTCGGATAATGTGCTTGGTTGCAATTTGCCTCGGATAGGTAAATTGTGACTTGCATCTGGATAATGCAGTAAAAACATATCATAGTTTAAGTTAAATCAAAGTTCGTAGAGTAGAAAAGAAAAGGCTTTAGAGCGCAAGCGATAAAGCAGATGTCGTAGACATCTTAAAACGGAGTCAATAAAAAAGCGTGAATATAAATGAATACCCACGCTTGCTTTACACCAAAAAGAACCTAAGACTTATTTGTTCTTCCAAATAGAATACAGTACCCATACTGCCACTAAACCAACTACACCTTCACCGCCTAATGCTTTGACGATTCCAGTAACGTTACCAATAACGTCTACAGCTGGTAGGAATGGGATGGCTGCTCCCTTGAATAATACTTCTAACACGATAAGCAGAGCTAAAACGCTGACTGCTGTATCTGACAAGGCACCTGCCCATTTCTTAATTGTTGCTAAGATATCCATTATCTGGACCTCCATAAAACCAACACTACGTTTCCGTAATGGGTAATCTATTTAGAGTCGTTGAAAAAGTTTAATACAGGTAGTTAATGGTTATAACTTTGAGATAACTATAAATCCTAAAAGAATGGTAAGCCACTTTTTTCTGTGGTCTCCATGTGGCTTTTGATTATTTTGGTAATTAATTCTCTATCAGTGAAACTGAGTAGCATACCTTCTTCGTAGCTTAGGCTACCACGCATGTGCCAACATAATTCGAGTACTTCTGAGCGAAGGGCTTTTGTCTCTTTTTCTAACTGCTCGATCAGTTCAGAAATTTCGTTGATTTTAAGTGACAAAAGCCTTATGCGAAAAAATCTGCTTGGTCAAACACTAGGTCAACTGGATGTTCTTTTTCACAAGAACCGCAGCTTACCATAAAAGGTTTAATCTTATTACGATCCATGAGATCTTGGATTTTATTTTTAATCTCAGTATAAGTTTGCCTGCTGCAATTATCTAAGAATTCTTTAATCATTGCATAATCTGTCACTGCTACACCATCGACATCTATGCGTTCAATACTATGTATTAACATGCTGACATTGAGATCAGTAATTTTTTTAAAACTTTCGTCAAACAATCGTTTCTTTTCGTCGTCTGGTATCTCGCTGTCTACTACGTTGTTAACTAATCTGCGTTCTTCAAACGTAACTATGTTTAAGTTATTAATGTCTTCGTATGTTTGTGGTTTAAATCTAAAAACAAGATTATCTATCTTTGATGGATCACTGTAATTTGCTGGACTTATGTTTTCTAATAGTGTTGTTAAATTAATGGTATGCTCAGATACTTCGCTACAATGTGGGCAATTAGCAGACATGTCCATGCCCGTGCCATAGCTGGCTAATCTGATGGCAATTAAGATAGCATCAAGATCTACCGCAGGAATAGTCCACGGATCTTTGATAGCAGGGCAACAACTACGGATTACCTCAGCCATACCACTGCCATTTAATAGTGCATCAGGAGTCTTAAGAGTAAGTTCATCTTTAACAGTCATTGGATAGATAGGTATATCACCAGTCACTGATAATTCGATGCCGCCGGAAGGATAAAACTTACCTTGGCTGGGCAATTTTAGATATATTGCTGGTTGCCTAAAATGCTTGAATAAGGGGTTATTGACGGCTTTTTCCATTGGTTTTTGATCCTCATAAATATATGTACATACTCGTATATTTATTGGATAAAAACCCATGGCTGTAAAGATTGACATACCTGGCATTGGTGAAGTGATCGCAGAAAATGCCGCCTCTGAAGAAACGCTAAGAAAATTAGTAGCCGCAGTTGAACAAGCAGGCAAATCATCTGGCTCAACTGCAAAAGTACAACAAGAGCAGGCCAAAGCCGTTAATGACACGACTAAAGCCTTGAAAAACATGACCCAGGGCAGCAAGGATTTTTCTGTAGGCTGGGCAGCCGCTGGAGATGCCGCTGTTAAAAGTTTGAAAAATCTTGGCGTAACTGCGACCGCAGTAGCAGCAAAATTCTTAACCCAGTATGCAGACATCGCAGATAATCCCATCAAAGCAGGTAGAGATCTAATCAATACAGGTATCGATATTGTTGCTGATTTTGCAGGCGGATTATCCAAGGCGATTCCTTTCATTGGGGAGTTTGTATCGGGGCTAAGCAAAGCTGCAGCTGAAATAGCCAAAGCCGCAAACGTAGTATTTGCTGATCAGTTGGAAAAAAATGTCAAAGCCTTGCAAGACTATGCCAAGTCAGGGGTTAGCTTCCTTGGTGGCATGGCAGAAATGCAAATGGCAGCTACTTCAGCTGGATTAGGTATAAAAGACTTTTCTACGATAGTAAGCAAAAGCAAAGCAGAACTCAATAAATTAGGTCTAGCAGGTGGTGAATCGGCAGATAGATTAAGCAGATCGTTGGGACTATTGGCTGCTAAACGACCTGGCGGATTCCCATCTATACGTGACGAATTATTAAAATTGGGATATACCTACGAAGACCAAGGGGTAATACTTGCCGGTTTTATGGCAAACATGCAGGCCAGTGGCAGATTGCGTTCAATGAGCGATAAAGAAATAGCAGAAGGCACCAGACAATATGCCAAAGATCTCAAAGTAATTACTGACTTAACAGGCCAAGATGCTCAAAAATTAATGGAACGATCACGTGCTGAAAGCATGCGTGGTGCATTATTGACTAAATTAACAGATACTCAGCGTGATTCTTTCATGAAAGCCAATAGTGTATTTGCCAAAGCAGGTCCTGAAGTCCAGGCCGCCCTAACACAATATCTGACCTTTGGCACGATAACTGATCCTAAAATAGCCGCTAATCAAGCTATGGTAGACATGGTCCAATCTGTTGGTGCACAGATACAATCGGGCAATACTGATATGATCAATGTCACCCAGCAGGAGATGTCAAGGGCATATAAGACCCTTACAACAAGTTCTGATAAATTTGCCGAAACTACCGACATGGCATTAGTGGCTGGAACTGGCTCGTTGGCCGGCAGTGTAGCTGATGTTACTAATCGTTTCTTATCTAGCATGGGCGGATTACCTGATCCAGATGCGGCTAAAAAATCTGCCGACGCCGCCGAAAGCATGATGACCAGCTTAGACCCACTTTCAGTTTCATTTGCTAAACTTACCGATGACGCTAAAGATTTCCAAGTGTTATTAGAAACAAAAGTTAACAAAAATCTCGATGATTATAGTAAATTGCTGGCTCAAGTCAATGAGCAAACAATGAAAATGGTTGGCAATCTTGCTGGACTTTTTGCTGGTAAGCCCACAGAACAACAAAAGAAAAGCTCAGCATATATATTCGGTGGCGGTATAAACGAAAACGCATTTAGTGCCAGCAAAGGAATCCCGACATTTGCTGAAGGTGGTAAGTTAGGTGCAGGTAAAGTTGGTATCGCGGGCGAACGTGGTCCTGAATTGATCAGCGGTCCAGCAACTATACTCAGCAACGCATCATATGAACAGTTGATGGTAGCCCTTGATGCTATGCGCGAGCAGAAAGGTGTTCGATTCAAAGAAAATGGCTTTGAATGGAATGTTAACATGGGCCGAGATCCTGGTTATATTTCTGGGGGAGTCAAAAGTAGAGCTGAGTTATTAAACAAAAGAACTTCAGGATTTGAGTCATTGAAACCCAACGACCTGTTAGCAGAAATGCAAAAACGTCCAGAATACGCAGACATGCAACGTGCCAAAGATAAAATGATGGAAGAAATGGGTGATGACCCAAAAACAGCCGCTAAAGAACATGCAGCAAAAATTGATCAAACTAATTCATTACTAAGCGAATTAGTCAGTGCTATGAAACAGAACGTCAGCCAAACCGCCAGAGTAGCGATGAACACCAACTAAAATTAATTGGTTAAACGGTTGATTTCAGTTAAATAAAGAGTATATACTAATAAATAGTATCTAAGGTAAAATAAACTATGTCATGGAAAAAGCATTTTAAAACCGCTAACCCAAACGTTAGCGGACAGATGAGCCCAATCAACGGTGGCACTAATAATCTACCAGATGCAGGCTATCGTAACTTCGCTAGCCAACTGCCAGAAGTCTACATCGGTCATCCAAATCGCACAGAACGCTACAATCAATATGAACAGATGGACATGGATAGTGAAGTCAATGCAGCCCTGGACATCCTCGCTGAGTTTATGACACAGCCAAATATTGAAAATGGTACTGGTTTTGATCTATTTTTCAAAGAAGACCCAACAGACAACGAAGTTAAGATTATCCGTGAACAGTTACAACAATGGGTTAGCTTAAATGATCTTAACAAACGCTTATTTAAATTGGTGCGCAATACTATCAAATATGGAGATCAAGTATTCCTACGTGATCCCGAAACATTTAAATTATTTTGGACAGAAATGTTCAAAGTGGTTAAAGTTATTGTTAACGAATCAGAAGGCAAGAAACCAGAGCAATACATTATCAAAGACTTAAACATCAACTTCCAAAACTTAACAGCTACAGCATTAAGTTCAAGTGATACATTTATTAATCACCCACAGGTAGGTGGCCCAAGTGGTGCGTATGTACAACCGCAAACACCTTACAGTGGTGGTAGCCGTTTTAGTCATGCACAAAACGAAGCTGTGATCGATGCTGAGCATGTAGTACATGTTAGCCTTACAGAAGGCTTAGATTTAAACTGGCCATTTGGCAACAGTGTATTAGAAAGTATTTTTAAAATATTCAAACAAAAAGAATTATTAGAAGATGCTATCATCATCTATCGTATACAACGTGCTCCGGAACGCCGTATCTTTAAGATTGACGTAGGTAACATGCCCACACACATGGCTATGGCCTATGTTGACCGTGTCAAAAACGAAATCCATCAACGTCGTATTCCTACACAGACTGGTGGGGGACAAAATATGATGGATGCTACTTACAATCCATTATCAACTAACGAAGACTATTTTTTCCCTGTAACAGCAGATGGACGCGGATCCAGTGTAGATGTATTTCCAGGTGGACAAAATTTAGGTGAAATCACAGACTTACGTTACTTTACTAACAAGATGTTCCGTGGGCTACGTATTCCCAGCAGCTACTTACCTACAGGTGATGATGACAGCGAGCGCACTTACAGTGATGGTAAAACAACCACAGCACTGATCCAAGAGTGGCGCTTTAATCAATATTGTAAACGTCTACAAACATTGATTGTTGAAAAACTTGATACAGAATTTAAGATGTTTATGCGCTGGAGAGGTATTAACATCGACAACAATTTATTTGATCTACGCTTTAATGAGCCACAAAACTTTGCTAAGTATCGCCAAGCAGAAGTTGATCAAGTGCGAATAACTACGTTTACACAGTTAGAACCTATTCCTTATCTAAGCAAACGTTTTTTACTAGAACGCTACTTAGATCTAAGTGAAGAAGAAATGACACGCAACGACGAGCTATGGGCGCAAGAAAATGGTACAGTTAAAGATACTGAAATTCCAGAAGCAGGCTTGCGTGCAGTAGGCGTAACTAATGCTGGGTTACAGCAAGATTTAGACGCGGTGGCTCCATTAGAGCCTGGTTCACCCGGCACAGTACCAGGTACAGAGCCAGAAGCAGTTGGAGCACTTGCTTCTCAACCTACCGGGTTAGGAATGTAGGTAATTTGGTAAATAATCGTATGAACATATTAGAAATCTTTGAACCTATGCCAGCTGGATATCAGACTGAAAAAGATGATAACACGCCTCTTAAACTCAGTGATCTACGCAAAACCAAGCTGACTCTTAAACAACTTAACCGTTTAAGAATCATGAATGATGTACGTAAATTAGAGCATGAAAAAAAGATTGAAGCAGTTCAACAACAATACAAAGCCCCACCAGCAGCCGCCCCGGTGATGTAATTATCCGCCAAAACGATTCAAAAACATAGCATTTAACCCCTTTTTTCAATTTATTATGTAAATATATAAACATAATACATTTCAATTGAGTATTAGTCCGGATTTAATATTAATTTTTAAGGAGTTCATAATGAACAACAAATACGAACAATTAGTCGAATTCATCATCAACGATGAGACAGACAAAGCTCGTGAACTATTCCACGAAATCGTTGTGCAAAAATCACGCGATATCTATGAAAGTTTAGTAGCTGAAGAAGACCTTGATGAAGTTGGTGGTAACGAAGTTGAAGATCTAGTAGACGAAGTTAGCCTAGACGAAGAAGGTATCAGCGAAGAGGAAAACGGCGAAGAAGGTGCTGAAGAAGTTGATGCTTTAGACGCTGAAGAAGAATTTGGTTCAGAAGAAGGCGAAGAAGATTTAGAAACTAAAGTTGACGACTTAGAATCAGCATTAGACGAACTTAAAGCAGAATTTGATGCGCTAATGGCTGGTGAAGAGCATGAAGAACACGAAATGCCAGGTATCCACGGTGACGAAGGTTCAGAAGAAGTTATGTCTGGTATGCACAGTGAAGAAATGGGCAACGAAGAATTCTACGAAGCTGAAGAAAAAGACGAAGACGAAGAAGATGACAAAGAAGTTGACGAATCTATCGTACGTGAATACGTTGAAAAAGTAGCGACACCAGCTAATACAGAAGGTGCAGCAGTTGGTACAGGTAAAAGTGTAGCAGTTAACAAAAAATCAACAGTAGCTGGCAAGAATGACATGGGAGGCACAGCAGTATTATCTAAAGGTGGCAATGCAGATCAAGACGGTAATCGTCCACAAGCTGGCGAAAAACCAAAAGGTCAATTAGTTAATGATCCTCTTAACAAACCAGGTGCTAATGCTGGTAAAGCATTTGCTAAGAAAGAAACAGCAGTGAGCAAAGAAGAAGGCGCAGTTAATAAAACTAGCCCACTAGCAAAATAATTAGGAAACTATAATGGCTTTATATCTTAAAGAGAACTTGACATTTGACGCAGCCCGCATGGAAGTTATCACTGAAGGCACAGCTGACGGCAAAGGTAAGAATCTTTACATGAAAGGTATATTCATCCAAGGTGGCGTAAAAAACCACAATGAGCGTGTATATCCTGTAAATGAGATTGAAAAAGCTGTTAGCACACTAAATGAACAAATCAAGGGCGGTTACAGCGTCTTAGGCGAAGTCGATCACCCCGATGATTTGAAAATCAATTTAGATCGCGTTTCACATCTGATTACAGACATGTGGATGGATGGTCCTAATGGTTTTGGTAAATTAAAGGTTCTTCCTACTCCAATGGGATTGTTGGTGACAACAATGTTGGAGTCAGGAGTAAAACTTGGTGTTAGCTCTCGCGGTAGCGGTAACGTGAACGAGACTGACGGCAAAGTAAGTGACTTTGAAATAGTCACAGTAGATGTAGTTGCGCAACCAAGCGCACCAAATGCATATCCAACAGCGATTTACGAAGGACTGATGAATATGAAAGGTGGTAGCAAGGTATTCGAATTGGCAAAAGAAGCCAGCGCAGATCAAAAGGTACAAAAATATCTAAG